TTCTTGTGCTTCATCCTCATTGAGAGTACCTGACTCAATCGCTTCAAAAGTCCATTCTTGCATTTCATTACGCATGCGGTTGCGTTCTGCAGACTCGCCGTATGAACGTTGTGTTACTACGCTGATGTGCTTTTCTAGTTCATCTATGCGTGTTTTGTTTGATGCCAACTGTGACTCAAGGAATTCTCTTGTCAAGTACATTGGCTTTTCTGTTGTTTCTGTGATTGGTTGGTCCATAAGGGCTACCTCTTTCTGTTAGTTGTTTAGTTTAATTGTACTGCAGGGCACTGACAAATGTCAATTACCAAGATGATGCATAAGAAAATGATAACTTATCAATTTCTGGTAGGGCAAATAGGCGTTCTAATTGACGGATAGTATTCTTGATATCATTCCAATACCATTCATCAATATCTGTACTACCAAAGAAAAATCCTGCTTGTGGTGGAAATAGGCTAGGGTCTTTAGTTTCTAGCGCATGCTTACACAGTGCAAGCAATTCTATTAGTTTATCTTGTGAGACATAGTAGTCTCCACAGTCATCATTACCATTTTGAACATTCTTGACAAACCAAGCATGTATCTGATTAGCCTTGCGCCAATAAGCACAGGTAACTTCTACACTTGCTCCATAGATATCTGTTGCAACATCTGTGAGTTGTGTCAATGCCATTAGGTCATTGAACTTAGGATATACGGCTTCAGGTGATGAATAAGATAATTCATCATTTGCTTGTAGTGCTTGCCAGTTGATTTTTTCTAAGTGCTTTTTAGCACTAAGGTACATGTCTAATCCCATTGGGGGCTTCCTTCTTTCTGTTGTTCTGATATTAATATAATTCTAGCAGGTTAGACTGACAAATGCCAATCGTAAATCCTGGGATCTTAAATAGTGGTACGTAAAGGGTGTGATTAAATTCACATGAGCTCGGGGGCAAAAAATGAACAGTTTCAATTCATGTTCAGGAATTTTTCACTACCAAGATTTTGGATCAAATCCAATTTTTTGGTTCTTGTGAAAGTTGTTGAGCAGTTTTGCAACCTACTCAGGTTGTTTGGGTTCAGGACTTTAATTGCCTCCCAAATTATTTAGAGATAACGAGCAACCGCATTGTAAGTGCTTGTGCTAACTACTTCCTCATCTGTCATCTTTAGGATACGAATAGCATTAGAGATTTCCTCTTTCTGCTCACGATAGTTATAAACAGAGATTGACTCAAAGTCCTTCTCAGGCTCTTTAGGTAAATCCTTTTCACTAACTGTTAAATCATAGTCAATGTTAAGTGTGTTGTTCCATGAACGATAGTTAGTGCGGAAGTTTTCAGCCTTCTTGATGTTAGCAACGGCAAAATCGCTAACTTCTTTCTGCCAAGCCTTACGCAACTTTTCATACTTTGCTTCGTTGGCTTCTTGTGATGCGTAATCTGCCTCTAACTTTGCTAGTGCAGTTTCTAGTGCCTTGATTACCTTTGGTGTTGCTATCTTTACTGAGATTGCTTTTTGACGTGCCATGTGTTTTTCTCTTTTCTTTTGGTGGTTTATTTATAGTATAGGGGTTAGGTGTGACATTTTTAGTGTGAGCAGTTTTAATTCATGCTCAGGAATAAGCAATTAACTAGTTACGCTTGGGCTTTCCAAGTCGTCCAGCGTGTGTTGCCATTAACGTCTAACTTAACACGAACTGTATCCTTTGATGTTGGTGCAATTTCAAGGATTGTTCCTGTTACCTTTGACTTTTGTGATGTGTAGAGGTCGCCTACCTTGTATGTGTTTGTTGCTACTGTCATTTTATTTCTCCTTTTTAGTTTGTTGTATGTATTAAGTATAACATTTCCCACTGACATTTTTCAACTCCATTTCTGTTATTTCTCACTATTTGAGACGCTTGTTGGTGTGATGTAGGTCACTATTGGTAAATCAGGAACACTAATAGGGCTATTATGAATAGCGGAATTATGCTTTCCATTTATCTCCTTACTTTTTACTTGATGAGAATACTATGTCACTCTTTGAGTATACACAAAGTGAGCAAGAAACGCAAGCGGAGCCTTGTTGAGAGATTAGGGGAATGGCTTTTTTATTCTCAGGACACTTTGCTCCTACCTTGCCAATCATCTCTTTCATGTCTGCCTGTCCTATTAGAAAGTTTTTGGCAAGGTATGCAAGACGAATACCATGATCTGTTTTAAGTCCAATACCTATAGCCTTATTCTCACTATCTGTAGAATAGTATAAAGATAGATTAGGAATGTCTTTTAGCATTACCGCTGCACTCTTCACTCTTGTATAAACCCAGAATTGAATTTCAGGATTATTAAGGATGACATGCTTCCATGCGAATGTATAAGTATCATTAAAGAAATCGCCATCCCAGTGAATACGGAATAGCATAGGGGCTTCACGCTTTACACAATCAGCCTTGAAGTCTGCAATCATCTCTTCAAGCAATGCTTCAATAGTATCATGATCAGCGTCTTTAACTAATTCCCAATTGTGTAATAGGTTTTTCTTTACTGTTGGGAATACCTTTTCAAGTTTCCCAGCATAACAAACACTTTCGCATACGCTAGTCGCTCCAGGACATGAGTATGCTTTCCCTGCGGGTAAGCCAAAGGTGTTGGCGATACTTGCTTGTTTTCCATTAGGTGTGACGGCATTAGCGACCTTTCTGTCTTTGCTTCTGAGTAGTTTAGTCATGGTGGGTTACTCGCTTTCTTTCTTTAATTTTAGCATAAGGGACTGACATTTTTTTCTATTGTATTTCTTTTTATTTGGAACAGCTGAGGCTGCATTAGAACGGCGAAGTTCCATTAACCTTCTTAATTCCTCAGAATTTTTCTTCATAACTTAATCTTATCATAAATGGGAAAAAATATCAAATCTCTTAAATGTGATCAATCTCACAGGGGCCCCTCGGCCCGTTTTTTCAATCTAAATAAACATACCAATCAACTTCTTCATCAAATGCAAACTGAACAATTTCTGATTCACCAAAATCATTTTTTATTTCAATGTCATAGTTATCTCCTGTTGAATCACTTTCAATAAAAGTAATTTCAACAATCTCATCACCATAACCAATTAGATCCCCAATCTGTAGTGCATCTACAGTTAGCGAATCTGCTTTGACTAGTTCCATGTCAATCATTGTAGCACCCATTTAGATAAACTCCGCTAAATCTCTATCCATTATTTCATTCATGTCCACTCCTTGAGTTTCTGCTATGGCTTCCCATAGGTCTGATTCTGTATAGTTTCCATCAGGATACCATTCTGCTAAAAGTGAGTATAAGTCTGTCATTTATTCTAATCCCAATCCTAATTCATAGCCTGCATCTTCTTCCCAATAGTCTGCCTCATCTTGTGGCAACCATGGGTCTAGGTGGTGTTGTTCAATTATTGCAAACGCTGGTGCGGTGGTATTTCCCTTATAGGTAATTCCATCAGGCATTTCAATCTGACGCATGGCGTCATTTTCATGGTATGCGTCAATAGCCTCAATACAAGGCTTAACCATGCTTAGTGGTACTGGTGGATAGTGATTACCTTGTAAGTGATAACCAATAGCCTGTTCAAGTGTTATGTCTAGGTTTTCTGCTAAGTCCATCGCTGTATTGTATCCCATTATCGTGTTACCACCATTCCTGTTTTGTAGAAAGTTTTTGTGTGCATTTTGCCTGAAGGTTCAGACAAGTTAATTGTTGAGTATTCATTAGCAAGTCCATGGTCAATAAACTTTTGATAAACTTCAACGGCAGATAGGCAATCGCTATAACGACCAACCCAAGTAGTAGTAGGGTCTGAGTCATAGGTACAAGTAACTGAGTATAGGTATTCGTTATTCATTAGGTAATTGTTCATTAGTTATTCTCCTTATAGTTTTCGTTCATGATACTTTCAGCATACCATTCGCAGTATTCATTTTCAAGCGACACGCCCTTGTTGCAATCGCAAAATTCTGAGTCGTATTCCTCGCCACCATTACCAAAAAAGAGGACACCCTCATCATGGCAATCAACGCAATCAACCAAAAAGTCTAGTAAGTTTCCCATTTATTTATTCTCCAATCTTTACGGCAACAGTTGCCCAAAAGTCTTTTATGCCACGTGTTGGCGATACCTGTATTGCATACGCCTCAAAGTCTGAGCCGTACCAAACTGAGTCACGCTTTTCAGCATGAACAACAACACCCTCATCATGGCGAGAGTGTGAGCGATAGTATTTTCCTACTAGTAGGCTTTCTATTGTATAAGGTTTTGCTGACATTAGCAACCTGCTTTCTTTTTGTTTATTTAACTTATTACTCTGTAATCCTATCATGCGAGGCAGACAAAAAACTAATTACTAGCGAGTAATCTTAAATAGTGAGACGCTCAGAAAATGTGAGAAAAATCACAATCACGTAAAGTTATCCACAAGAGCCTGTGGAAAACCCCCCGAGCTTTTTTATTTGAAAAGATCAAGCAGTTTTAAAACTTGCTTAGGTTTTTTATTTTATTTTAGCAAAGCGTGTAACGCTGGCAGTTGGCAAATTTCTTTTGTGCAAGCATCATAGAATTTATTTTCATCAAATCTAGGATTGTCTGCACTGAACCATTCACTGAATTCAAAAATTAAATCTTGAAAAGTTTTTAATTCAATTTCATTTGCAAACTGATTTAGAATTTTTGCAGTTTCAACGTAGTCTTTGCGTGTCATCATTTATTCTGCCACCTTTAGAATTGCGTAAGACCCATTAGCATTTATCTCATCAAGAATAGGTTGCAAGCGTGAGCCAACCAATTCCTTTAGCATGCCTTCAAGCATTTGAATTTGTTCCTGCTTAGGAAGTGCAGCCATCGCCAGTGTTACAGGGTGTCCTGATTTGAATTCTGTTACGAATTTTAGATTATGTTCAACGTTCATTTATTTTATTTCCTATTCTTTAGTTTGAGTTAGTAAGTGTGCGAGTGCCACGTAGTGTGCCACTTAGTCCAAGAGTATCGCAAGCGATTTTTACGGATACGCCAACAGGTAATTGTGTTGGGTATTGTGATAGGAATTGAGAAACTGCACCCTTTGAGGCGAAGTTTATTTTTTTAGTAGAACCTGAAAAGGTTTCTAGTGTTACAGTATAAGTCATTTACAGACTTCCTTTCGTTTGTTTGATAAGACTATCTTACCATTTGGGGCTGACAAATTAGGGCATTTATTTGCTAGGCTCATTGTGATTTGCATCACACTTATTTGCTAGGCTCACTGCCTTATTTATCTTTATTTAATTGTTATACCTACAAGGGTACCAGATAAGTTTCAGGAAGTCAAAACGACACGCCGTAAAATGGGAAAAAATTTGTGTGACCTTAAACACATAAGTTATACACAGCCTGTGGAAAACGCCTCGGCCCGTTTTTTATGCATGGATCTGAATTTTTATAAGTTAGCTTTCCAATAAATAAAACCAAACACAATCATTGCAATCATTACAACCAACATTTTTTATTCTCCTTCTAATTCTGTGTAATCAACAACAACAAAATCAAGTCGTTCCAATGGAATAACTTTTAACCAAGATAGTGCAGACTCAAAGTTATCGTCCTCAATGGTGACGGATAAATCAAAATTAAAAACTGGCATTATTTATTCTCCTTATAAAGAAAGTCCCACGCCTTACGGCATAACACAATTGAATTGCAATTGTCACAACAGATAACACCATGCTCATTTAATTCTAAATCATACATGTCAATCATGGTAGTTACTGCACCACATACAGATTTTACAGGCACATAGGTACTCATTATTTCTCACACTCACATTCTGAAGCAGATAGGTCAAAGTCGCAATGCTTGCAACCTTGAAACAAAAAGTGTTCATTGCAATAAATTGCAGTTTGCATTTCCTCGCAACACAAAAATTGCTTTGTGCCACGCAAAAAGACATTTGTTAAAGACATAGGGAAAAGGACAAGTGTAGGGGTACTCATTAGTTACTCACATACCAATCTGTCCATGTAGGAAACTGTTCAGGGTCACTGTCATAGTAGTAACGCTCAATGTTATTTTCACAATCCATGCAGAAAGTAAATTGTTCATCTCCAATTTCTGAGATAGCGGAAAGCATAGGTTTATGCTCATGTGTTTTTGTTAATGTAGTCATTTTATGACCACCTTTCTTTAGTGGATTTCTTTACCACTTTTATTTTCTTATACTGCAAGTATAGCCTATAAGTCTGACATTTATCAACCTACTAGCCAGTAATTCCAGATAGTGAGACGCTCAAGTAATGTGATAAAGGACACACTTACTTAAAGTTATCCACAGAAGTTATCCACAGGCGCCCCGAGCAAAAAATCGCAGCTTTTTATTTCTGCGATCTTTTTTTTATTTATAAATTACTTTGCCAATAAATAAAACCAAAAACAATAAATGCAATCATCACAACTAACAATTTATTTTTCCTCAATTTCATCTAGTAGATCCCATAGTGCAGTTTCTAATTCTTTAGAAACTAAATCTAATTTTTCTTGTAGTGTTTTCATTCTGTATTCTCCAATTCATTTATGTCTGCGACATAGACATTATTTTTATTTATTCCATAGTTTAATTGGAATTCAAATACAGTGATAGCCTCATCATAGGAATCAGCCTCAACGTTTATGAAAGTATTAAATTCAAATGTAGCCATTCTTTATTCTCCCTTTATAGTGTTTTTCCGCAGTGGTTACAAGGTTTTCCTTGGTGGTCTATGCTAAGGGCATCATAGTTTGTGCCCTTCCAACAATGGTTGCATACGATTACAAAGTCCATTATTCTGTTACCGCCTTATCTGTTATCATTTTAAGAATTAACTGTAACTGTTCTGTAGTTAGTAGTGCTTGAGCGCAACCCCAAGCAAATGAAAGCGCAAGCGCACTATCTCCATAGTGCTCATTAGCAAGAGTATTTATCTCTTGCGTTATCTCAAAATTAGTTTTCATTATTTATTTTCTTTCTTTAGTAGTGATAGGGCAATGGCAAGACTTTGCTTGCGCTGGGCTTCTACGTGAGCCTTGTATTCTTCAAGTGTCATTTATCTGACCTTTCTTTTTCTTTATACTGTAATTGTAGCATGGGGGTCTGACAAATTGGGGGATATACATGGGCGTGTCGTAGAATTATTTTTGTGATGTTGGTCACAAACGCCCCGAGCAAAATTTGCAGCTGTTACACTGCAAATCTTTTTTTACTTATTGCCAAACATGTTAAATATTTCATCAACCTGTTCATCAGTTAAGTGATCTAACTGAATTGCTTTTTCAAATTCAAATAAATCTTTTTCCATTATTCTGTTTCCTCGTTTTCTTCTATTGCATCTTGAAAGTCATAGAGTGCCTCATTGTATGCGATTGGGTCGCACTCTTTTAGTATTTGCGAAGGGTAAAAAGTTAATTGTCCTATAGTTACAACAGGATAAGAATCATCTAGCATTTCATCAAACAATTCTTTACTAGCGAAAGCCATTTCAAAATCTAACATTAGTTTTCTTCTTTCTGTAGTAGGTAAGTATTAGTTAGGGAGCGATTGTTATTTGAAAACATTGACTCTATAACCGCTTTATCTTTTAGTGATTGAGCAACTCTTTTATCTTGTTGCTCTTTTAGAATTCTATCAAATGTGCTCATTTGTCTGAGCCTTTCTTTAGTAGGGACATGGCTTGCAAGGTACTTGCCTTGCGTTGCGCCTCAACGTGCGCCTTGTATTCTTCTAGTGTCATTTATTTAACGACCTTTCTTGTTGTTTATACTAGCAATTCTAGCATGGGGGTCTGACAAATTAGCCTATTTGTTAGGGTGTGTCGTGTGTGACCTTAGTCACGCCACAGGAATGGATTACCTGTTGCCTCATAGCCATCACGCCATGAACAGCGAGGGTAGATAGTGTGACTAGAGACATAGCCACACTCTGGGCAGATAACGTTTGCTAGTCGTGAGCGCATGGTTTCATAGCCCTCTGCATTTCTATTTTCAAACAGTGAGTTCATTTGGAACTCCTTTCTTTATTTTCTTTATACTAGTATTCTAGCACCTACCACTGACAAATTTGCAGATTTCTTGGGCGTGTCGTAGAACTATTTTTGTGATCCTCATCACATGGCCCCCCGAGGCGTGTGAGCGACATCACATGCGACACGCCGTGTTTAGATTTGCTTTTGTCAGTCCTAACTGTTATACTTGCAGTATTAGATAGTTAAAGTATAACTACTAAACGAAAGGTCACTAACATGAACCCATTTACAGCACTAATTGATTGGCTAGACGAATACGCTGATGTAGCAGGTCCAATTGGAGCCTTCATAGGCGTAGCAGTAGCCGTTATCCTATGCTTTACGCTTGGAGCGTGACACACATCACACCACGCCAACGGCGTGTCGCCTTGACTTTTCAGGGTATGTATGATACCCTTACAGGTATAACAATTAAATAAGATTAACTAACTAAAGAAAGGTGTTCAGAATGAATACACTAGAAAGAATACAGAAAGAGCAAGCAGAAAAGCGTGCTATACAATCTATCAAGGACAAGGCTATTGTTGCCTCAATGTTTGCTAATACAAATCGTCCATTAAACAATGAGTACCTACTAGGTAAAGAGGAAAACTAAGTGTTTATTATTGACATGATTACAAGTTTTATTGAAGAGTACGCTATGGTTATAGTTATCTCATCAGTATGCATTATCCCTACTATTATCTACTACATCAACAATTAAGGAAAACTAATGTCACTATCACTAATAAACAAAATCAATGTTGGAAAACTTTTTATCTCCAACGACCACATGTATCTTGTTAAAGAGGTATTAGAGGTAAATGATGAACACGAATCAGTAACTGCAACACTTACTAACTATAAAGGTGAGGAAGTGTTTTTTTGTGGTGGGTTTTCTCAATGGTTTGAAGGGTTGGTTAAATAAATGAGTGCCATGTACGCACACACATGCGAGGCGTGTGGGGATACAGGTATTATTATTTTTGATGAGGGCACCACACGCATAGACCCTTGCAAGTGCTAAAAGGGTACTAGTACTAATTAAAAAGCTGGTACCAGATGGATCTAAGTGGTGGGCATACATATGGTGTGCTCACTATTTTTTTCTATTTATTTTTTTATATATACGTATCATACACAAATAGAAAATATTCAGATTTTGTCAAAATGAAAAAATTTTCAGATTTCAGGGTATATAATAGATATATGACAAATATACCATTATTACCAGAGTATCCAGAACCACCTTCCCTGAGTGTAAAAATATTTTCAGAGACGGTTTGTAAAGATTGTGAATCAAAACCCATGGTTAATACTGACAACATGGGTAGAGACACATCAATGTATAATCAAGGGTAGTTAGATCCATCATGCAGCTCAACGTCTGCAAATATTTCTGGATTTAAAATAACTGGGTTTTCTACTGTTCCTCTAATAAAGGCTGTTGAAAAATATCTAATATTTGAACCAATAACCTTTTTAGGACCATGTAAGATATTTCCTCCATGCATAACTAACGATCTAGCTTTTGGCTTGTAAACAATTTCAAGATCAGGGTATTCAATCTCGCCACCATCATAGTTATCATTATAATATATAACAATTCCATAACGAATATATTCTGATAAATGCTTTAACCAATAGTCTCTATGCTGTTGCATAGGTTCATGCTCTAAACATCTCTGTAATGCAGCATCTGGAATATACTCTGAGCTAATATATAGGTTTCTTATATTGCTATTTATTTCTTCAAAAACTTTTGGTTTTTCACCATGGTATTGTTTTCCATAAAAAAATTCTTCTTTATCTTTTTCAGATAACGAGATCCACCAAGCATCTTCTTCTAGCAAATTGCAAAAGTCTAACACTTCTTTTTGTTGCTCTAATGTAACAAAATTTTCAATCTCGTATATGTCTGGAGAAAGACGATTAACTTTCAATTACGTTTGCCTCTTTTAACTTATCATACATATTTGAAAGCATAAAATTAAGGGATGCTTGGCTTTGCTCTATGCTTCTTTCAATATCTTCTGGATTCATTCCATTTTGCAAACAAAGGCTTCTGTTGTCTTCATTAAGGCTGTTTAGCATAAGTACAACAGTTTCTGTTTTTTTTTGTTCTTCAGTCATTTTATCACCACTTTCCTATAGGACATTTTGCTTTTTCTAATTTAGTTTTTAACTTCATAAAGCATCCACACTTTTTACAAGTTTCAGTATTTTTACGAAACCATTCACACGATCTACATATTTCCAAACGGTACTGTTCAAGCTCTTCTGGACTTCTAGGAGATCCATTAATAAGATCCCAAGGCTTTACATCATCACTCACAATATCTCCAATTTGGACGGTATATCAATAATATCACAAGATACAGTAGTCCATAACTGATGAGACATAGTAGGACGTATAGTAGCAGACATACCTGGTATCTCCATTACATATTTGTAGCCTTTTCCATGCTTAGATTCTTTTCTTGACCAATGCTCAAAACCATAATCCAATTTGGATGCTTCAAATACAAATAGATAATAGGTCTTAGTCTCAATTTTGGACGGTATATGAGACCAATCCTGGTCTGCTTTGGCTAAACACACATAGTAATCAGCATGTGTAGTAGAAACACTCTCAACCATTTTCTCTAATGTTTCGTGTTTGCCTAGCCTAGATCCAGATATAACCAATGTGCACCTTTCTGGGTCATATCTTCCTGACTTGACGGATATACTCTCGCCTGACTCCAAAGTCATGTCTATACTGACGCTATGGCTTCTATCAGGCTTCCAGTCATTTGGCATACCGTTTTGATTTAGGGTATCTGATACAAGTTCTTCTAAATACTCACTTGTACAAGGTAATCTATATACCGAATGATGGATTGCCAGCTTTTCTAGCAAACCACCAATTAGAATATTTTTGAGTTTATTACGCATAATAGAATCCATTGTATCAGACATGCTTGGATGGTGTCAATCCATATGTGTCTAAGGGATGGTTTGTATAACCTCTATTTCGGCGACGATTTAAGTGCCCCGCCCGAACTTAAAAGATAATTTAGTTTAGAATAATGGTATAATCTTTGCATGACATTACATTCCCTAACCACACTAAGCAGCTCAACTGCTACACTTCTAACTCCAAACGGAACTCACAGCGGATTGGACATTACTGTTCAAAATGTTGATGCATCAGCATATGTATATGTTGGTGGAGAAGGTGTTACTTCAACTAATTATGGATTTCGCTTAGCACCAGCTGCAGCACTTTCTATTGAGCTGCCAGGAAAAGATGCACTCTATGCAATAACAAGTATTAATGGTTCCAAGATTGCAGTACTCAAGACAAACCTAGAGTCAGGTAACTAATAATGGCACGGTTTACTAGTGCAGGCGGTGGAGGCGGAG